TGAACATCGCCAATAGGTAGATGATTCTCTGCACGATAATGCTGAACAACTTCATAAAGATTCGTAAGCGAATAGCCTTCTAGCTTTACATCACCTTGGTAGTAATGCCATCCGCCGGGAGGGATTAATCCATCAATTGGTTTTGCCATTTTTTAAAAGTTCATATCTTTTTATTCGGAAAAGTCAACATATTCCATCGCTTCAATCATTGGAAGTTTTTTTTCATAACTTTCTTCTTTTTTTTGCTCTGTCATCGTTGCTATCGATCCTGCTCGTTGACGCATTAAGTAAACTAACAAGGATAGCGAATCGAGTTGATCAGGACTATTCTGCCTTGTGCGTTTTGTGTAATCTGCTTTACTTTCAACCCTTACTAGTCCTTGTCCAACCTGTTTGTATCTGCGCGAAGTCGCCTGCCTAACCAATTCTTCAGTTCGGAACGAAGGCGAAATTTTTAGAAATTCAAACTCTAAATATTTTGCCAATCCGAAAATTAATTCCGTTACAACTCCAGAATAAAGTTCGTTTGCTCTCTGCGAATCGTCGCCTAATACATGAGTTTCAGTCGCCGCCCAGCTATAATTCACGCCCATCGTTTCCTTGCCAAACAAACTGCACAAAGCATCGTGGATTCCTGATCCGTTGCCAGTTCGATCAACGCATAGCCAGTTCGGCCCGATCCTCATCTGCTTGCAGAAATTGATAATTGCATTCGCCTGATCTAGCGTTGTTTTTTTAGGAAAGTTAATTTGCGAATCCAACTGCAATACTGTCTTTGGCGATTTAAACTCTCTAAACTTCCCGTCTAGCGGAGTAAATCCATCAGAAAGGCCAAATCTTCCGTAGGAACACACAACTTGGTCTTTACCTTCCAACGCCAAGTCGAAAGCACAGAGAGGCACTACAGGCCCAATAAATCGCACGATGCCCATTGCGTTGTCCATCATGGCAGGCGTGATAATTGCCATCGCAATACCCTCTTGAGGGAAAAACCCTCGCGCCATCGTATAATACTCGGCAGTCTTCCCTCGCGCCTCGTATGCCATGTAGCCCTCGTAGGACTGGAAGCCGGGGAAGATTATTTTCTTCTGAATGACATTCTCGCACCTCGCGGCGTCGAGTCGCAGAATGTGCCAATCCTCCCTGCTTTCCCACTCGAAATCCTCTTCGCAGTCTACCTTCAACCATCCGCCAGCAGGTTCGCACCGCTTGCCAAATTCACTATTGCGATCCTTCGGGTTTGATGCGCCGAAAATCTTAATTCGGCCTTTGCTCGACTTGGTATCGGCGGCAGACAAGATGTTTTGTAGACCTTCCCAGACGCCCGGCGGAATCTCTTCCGCTTCGTCCAGCACCACATGAGTTCTCGACATCGATCCCCACTTTGGATGCGGCTTTACCCGTGGACTTGGATGGAATCCGCGAAGAGTACCAGTTCCTGCATCGCCCTTCGGAATAGCAACTAGGTGGATGCCATTCTTGTCATCGTCGTTTACTTGAATTGATTTAATTAAATCGGATTCTCCCTTGTACTCTGGTTTAACCAATGCCGTGCGATAAAATGTTTTAATCGCCGCAAACACATTTCGTTGAGCGTGTGCCTCGGTAAGTGAAACCACCTTAATACAAGTATATTCTGGATCACGCATCCAGTCTAGTAGGAACCATGCGGCGGCATTGAAGGTCTTGCCCATCGCGCCAGCACCTTGCACAAGTAGTTTGTCGTAATCGAATAAGCATCTCCAAGTATCCTGTGCCGATTGGGGTCGCCAGTCGTAGACCCCCGGCCCCCATAACACAGTCGCCGCCGCCTCGAAATGATCCTCCTCCAGCAGACTCTGCACAAACTGCATGACGATACTCTTTGCAACCTTTTCATCGATCACCAAGTTGGACGACACCCCGCCAGTTGCGACATTCGCCAATATGTACTTCGCCGCATAAAGAATTCCCATGCGGTCATCTCGATCCGCTTCTGCTCTGACTGCTTCGGCAATAGCTAATACTTGTCGAACGGATTCTACCATTTTCCTTCTGGGCATTCCTCGGTTGCCATAACAGTCTTAATTTCCATGTTGCACCCGCAGACCTTGCACTCTCCAGCACCACCATACTTTTCAACATCAAAGTTAGGACACTCCGCGCAAATTCGTAGCCTCATTGCGATCTGCTTCTCATCGCAACACGGCATTCCAGCCAGCACAAATGCTGTGGCACTCCTCGCGAAATTAGATGCTTTTTGAAGAATGTTCATTCAAGAATTCAACTGCTTTCTTTGCGTCTTCTGCACATACATCTTTTGCGCTAACTGCGTTGTCGCTAACGATTCCGCGATCCTGTAAATCGTTCATCGTCTTAACTTCGTCACTCCAGCTTTCTTCAATGTACTTTTGCAGGTCGTTCATTAATTAATTTACCTTCTTTTAATTCAGCTTTTAAATTCTTCGCAACTAGTTTTGCAATATCGTAAATAGCCACATCTGGATTCGTTGCTTGCAATTCATACTCGTAATTGCAAAACCCATCGCTAATGCGAATCGTCCATTTACCAGATTTCATTTAAACCACTTTTTAAAATGACCGAAATCTCTAGGTTCAGTCACATTCTTGTTTTTCCCGCAGACATCGCACTTGCCATAATGCCATGTCGAAACGCTCTTCCTGCCCCTGCCGTGCTTCTTGCCACACTCCTCACACGCCCAGCTTGGATAGTCTTTGGTTTTCATTTTTGTTTAGTGAATGGAAAAGCATTGATTAAATCCATCTCAACCTCGCGAATTGCAAAATTGATCTTCCAAAGATGATTCCAGACCTCCTTGGTCTTAACCCAGTCAAATGCTTTCGACATTGCATCTTTGTGATCCGTTGCGAAGATGCACAATTCACCTTTAAAAATGTTATTCGGAGATTCGTATTTAACGATGTATGATTTCATTTTCCTCCACTCAATATAGAAAACATTTCAGATGCTATATTCCCATCTGATCCTTCTTCGCAGAATTTAGCTTTTGCCTTTCGGATGATTTCCCGCGCCTCGTCTCGCTCGCGTTCCAGCTTTTTTGCAAGCTCGATGCACAATTCCCATTGTTCTGTTGCGATTTTCAATTTTTGGTTAGCCTCGTCTAGTGTGTCACTCATAGTTTCTGCACTCATTAAACATTTTATCAATTGCCACCTTTAGTGTCTCCCATTCCTCTTTTTCAATTTGGATTGATCCTTCGCTATGCTCGCTACATTGCGATATCTTCAGGAACTCGCCTGCCGCTTCATCGATGATCTCGATCTCTGTCATGGAATCGTCAAATATTTGATAACCTTTACGGCACACTCCAATCTTTAGCGTTCGGATTTCGTGACTCATTTCTCTCCTCCTTTGTATTGATGCACATTGTAGCCATATGGAAGATTCGGATTCTGCCGCTCCCATCGCTCCAGACGCTCTTTGCCGTCTGCCTCTTCTCGTTCCTTCTTCTCTTGCCAGTAACCTTCAGGATCTTCGTGATAATCAGATTTCATAAGGCTTAATTTAAATTCCTAGTCTGCTTGTTCAGTCAATGAGATTTTATGTTTTAATCGCTCTCGGTACAGTTCGACATCCTGCCCTAACGCTTCTGCCCACCTCTCAAACTCCTCTCCTGCGAACCACTCCCTCGCCTGCTCTCTGTTCTTTTGTGTCTCTTCATTAACATATGAACTCTTATACTTCTTGACATTCAAGGCGTCTTCCCATGTCTGCTCGATCACTCGACACATGACGCTCCTCGTAAAGTAAAGCTCATTCAATTCTTGTTGCGTCATACAATTCAATCCCAATCAATCCTGCTACATCCAAGGTACTCTCGTCACTCGGATATGTTTCACCATACACTACCCTCTTGATGCCATAAGACGCAATCGTCTTCAGACAATTGTTGCATGGCAATGTCGTACTCGCTATCAACCATCCCTCATCTGGCTTGACATACCTCAATGCATTTGCCTCGGCATGGACAACGAACATCCTGCGTCTCTCCCGACACTCCCAGTCCTCCTCCACGCCTGATGGAAAGCCGTTGAATCCCACTCCTGCAACAGTCTTGTCATGCCTTAACACAACAGCACCTACCTGCCTCCATGGGTCTTTGCTCTTCATCGCCGCCACCTTCGCCAACTCCAATGCGTAGCGTTCCCAAGTCATCAAAGTAAATCAGGTAATTTCCTACTATCTTTCTGCGCTACGATGTACTCGATTACACGCTCCAGCGTCTCGATGTCGCACTCCTTAAACACTCCGTACTGGTTGTTCATGCCATTTGCTAGTTCCTCGATCACATCATCGATGACCAGCAATGCATCGACCCCAGCTAATGCACATCGATGTTCCTGCTCCTCCTCTGGCAAATCGAATTCTAGTATTGCTCTCATTGTTTATCCCTCCGTTCGATTGCCGCTTCGTTGCTGTACCTCTCGCCATACCGCTTCTCCAGCTTCTGCCTGTTGATCTCTACAACCTCGTCTAACCTGACGCCGCGATGGTTCAGCACACCCTGAATGTAAAACAATAAGTCACCACACTCCTCGATGACATTTTCCCAATCGAGAGGCTTGCCATAGATTGCCGTCTTCTTGATTGCGTCTAGCAGTTCGCCTGCTTCGCCTGACACTCCCATTGCCATGTGTACTAGGTGTGCCTGCTCTGGTGACAACTCTGCTGTGATCTGCTCGCCTGATTTGCACAGGCGAGAAACGAATTCGTGATATGGATAGTTCATGGATATTGTTTTGTTAATGCTTCGATGCCGTTGCCCTCGGCATACCACCCTTTGCCTTCATAGACATCAAGGATGTCCTGAAAATACTTTTCATAGATTGGCATGACGCAGTCGATACTGAAGTTGTTTGCGAACAGCCTGCAATCCTCCGATCTGATCTTGCCTTGCTGGATAGCCTGTACCGCATCCACGAAGTCACCCATCGTCCTGCATCGATATCCTGTGATGCCATGCAGATTGTTCTCTGCGAAACTGCCCCAGTCGGTGGTAATAGTCGGTGTACCAGAGAACAGGTTCTCGACCTGCACCCCACCGAATGGCTCGACATACTGTGATGGCACAAACGATGCCCTAGCTTTCGACATGAGTTGCTTCCGCTTCTCTGTGTCGGCATATCCGACATACTCGACATGAGCCGGGAGTTTGTAGCCTTCCTCCTTCTGCCCCGCCACAACTAGGCGCACTCCTGCCTTCTCTGCCGCCTGAAAAGCTACATCGCACCCTTTGCCGCTATAGACCCTGCCAAGGTATAGGAAGTAATCTTCCTTCTCGTCATTGCCTCGGTAAACGAAATCTTCAGGATCGAAATAGTTCGGGATCACCACCTCGTACCAGTCCTGCCTGCAATTGCCGACAGACTGCATTCCACAATAGGCATGATAGATGGCATAGGATTCAAAGACCTTCCATCGCGCCCAATGTCCACCAGCATAGCCGATCCCCGGCTCGACACAGATTAGGTCAGGATGGGCATCGCAGACAGGTCTTACTCCTGATCCCCAGAACGGCAGAATGAAGTCATGCTTCTGCTTCCGCTTTCCTACCTCGGCAATGGCATTGCGATAGAAGGTCTGGTACGCATGGTCATTGACATCGAACTTGAAGAAGGTCTTGCGCCAGTCATGCGATCCGTACGCCTTGGCTAGATCGTCATTGCCGACAACAGAGATGTGTTCTGCACACTCTAGCTGGCTATCTTCATGCCCGTAGTGAAGCACTTCATGGCCCCTGCGGGTCATGCCTTGCGCGAACTTCAGTACTTTTTGTGTGTATGCACAGGCTACATATTCTTTCGATGTTACTGTGTGGGGCAATCCGAGGATGTGGAATCTCATTGTTTTTGTGTTGTTTGCATAAATGCTGTTCGATTATCAACTACTGCTGTTATGGGAAGTTATAGCCTATTTCCGCTTGATAACTCCATGGTATTTATCGATATACGCCTGAATCTTGCTCATGTCATTTTCAGCCTGTTTGATCCCACTAGGCGTATAATCGTATGTATGCTGGTAGTCTGGGAGCGGTTCCTTGCGTTGCAGGCGAGGCCCAACAGGACAACCATCGTAGCAGATGGTGATGCGGAGTTGTAATTCAGGCTTCACTCTTCGATGGCAGTTCTTTCGTTGGATTCAAGTTGTACTCGTTCAGGAGCGCGAGAAGGTAGCTGGAAAGCGAGTGTGAGCGGTTGTGCTGTGTCGATCTCGATCTTGTCTCCGTACTTCTTCGGAGCCATTTTGGATGCGGCCCATTTGAGAGCATCTACGCGCAGTCGTCCTATGCCAGCATCGTGTGAAGAGTAAGACTCATCTACTATAAGTTCTGCGTAGTAATCGGCTTGCTCTGCTCTAGCTTTTGTGTACTGGTTGCGAAAGTTTTCATTATCGGCATTCCATCGATATATTGTAGACCTGTCTGGCAGGTGTGGGGAGGAAGCGATGATGGTGCGGAGGGTTTCGCCATGAGCGAGTCTTGAGCAAATTTCGTCAGCTAATTCTTGTGAATAGCTGGAAGGTCTGCCCATTTTTGGTTCAGATTTTTCTTCAGATTTTTGTTCTGGAATTTCTGGTGAATCGCTCATTGAGGTCTGATGATTTTTGCTCGTTCGATTAGAAGATCGAGGATTTGTGTTTCGGCGTAGAGACGCTCTTTTGGTTCTGTGATTTTGTGGAGTGAGTCTCGTAAGAAATCGATTTTGTTTTGTAGTGATTCTAGGACTAAATTTTTTTCTAAAAAAGTTTCGGAATTTGCTTGACTCATAATTTTGGTGGTGTGTATAATTAGCTCGCTTTGCTCGCGGGGCTAGTGTTTATGGGGTTGTGCGGGTGGGTGGTGTGAGTGGTTGGTATGTGATTTGGATGATAGTTTTCTCGTCTTTTTTGTATTTACACTTTTGTTGTGAGTAGTGGGCGATGATGGATGCTGGATCGTCATCAGGGATGATACCAAGGTATCGTAGTTGGTCGGTGAGAGGTTTTGTTCCGCCCACGAAGTTATCAAAGTCTTGGAGTTTTGTGGCAACTCTTTCAATGCGGAGAGCAACGCGGTTTTTGCGTTTTGTTTGTGTTTGTGAAGGTTTGACCAATGGCTGGATAGGATCGTGTTGAGGGATGGTGTTAGATAGCCGTGGAGATGGAGGGTTAGGGTAGTACTGCCCGTCTGGGTGGAGGTGGTATCCGAGTTTTGAGAGTTGCTCATGTGTCCAATTCATGTTGGAGGGTGTGACCTGCTTTTATGCGGTTACAGGTCGGGTGCTTTATGATGACCAGCGAACGCAGTCGCCGCCGCAATACCCAAGGTTGTTAATTAAAAGTAAACCCTTTCAAATATATCATCTGAAAAGCGGAATTCTTTTGGTTCTCCTTTGCCACTTAATTCGTTTGGTTCAATAATGCCATTTTTCACATCTGTCTCTATATGGAAGCGTGTTGGCATAAGGTAAATCTTTGCATCAGTAGGGTCGCCTTCGGAATCTAACTGATCGAAAAGATCGACTTCATTATCTGCTGTTAGAACTGAAATTGTTCCGTTTGGCCATT